TTTTAAGGTTTCGACGCAATATTACAGTGTAGAAAATGGTTATGAGCGACTTGGGATGGGTCGTGAAGACGAATATTTTTGGAAAACAGCGAAAGAACGAGAAAATATTGAAAAAAGTGAAGACATGTACCATTCTCAAGAAGGTCGGTATGAAGATGTGCAGTGAAACCTCTCTAAATACATAAAGTACTAGGTCGATTAATGGCAACTCAAAGGGTTTCAAGAGCATTTAAGGACATTTCGTTCTCTTTTGAGGCTCATCCTGTCACAAAAGACCTACCTATTTTAAAAAATGAGAGGGCGATTCAGAAAGCCGTTCGTAATTTGGTCCAAACTAACTTCACTGAGAGGTTTTTTGACTCAGATCTGGGTTCACCAGTAGGTGATCTACTATTTTCCTTTGTTGATTTTGGTACTTCCACCCAAATTGCAGAAGAAATCAGACTGGTAATCAATCAATACGAACCTAGAGTCGATAATGTTAAAGTGAATGTGAGACCAGCGCCCGATAGAAATGAATTTGAATGCGTTGTTGCATATAATATTGTTGGTTTAGACATTCCAGCACAAGAATTCTCCTTCGTATTAGAGGCTACCAGATAAAATGCCATTCACAAAGTACGCAAACTTAGATTTTGCTCAAATCAGGACGCAAATCAAAGATTATTTGAGAGCAAATTCTGATTTTTCTGATTTTGACTTTGAAGGATCGAACTTTTCTGTCCTGATAGACACGCTTGCTTATAATACTTACATCAGCGCATTCAATGCGAACATGGTTGTCAATGAATCTTTCATTGAATCTGCCGCATTGAGAGAAAATGTTGTCTCATTAGCGAGAAATATTGGATATACACCCAGATCAAGAACTGCAGCTAAGTCAATAATATCATTTTCTGTTAAATTTTCTGGTTCAAGTCAAACTGTAACTCTAAAAGCAGGATTAGTTTGTACTGGTAACACAAAAAATACTAGTTTTGTATTCTCTATACCAGAAGATATTACCACAACATCACCTTTAGATGATCCATTAGACAATCAGATTGGTGCTAGAACTGCAACTTTCTCAAATATTGAAGTCTATCAGGGTTCATACGCAACTAAGAAATTTAATGTTGATACATCACTAGATCAAAGATTTATTATTCCAAATCCATCAGTAGATACTGATACATTGAGGGTAAGAGTCAAAGGCCCCCAAGACATGACTTTGGGTGATGAATATGTAAAATCAGATACTTTATTTAAAATCGGTTCGACTTCCGAAGTTTTCTTCTTACAAGAAGTAAAAGATGAAAAGTATGAATTACTGTTTGGTGATGGTGTTATTGGTAAAGCACTAGAAACAGGAAGTCAAATTAATGCATCATTCATTATAACTGATGGACTGGAAGGTAATGGTGTCACAAACTTTAGCTTTGCTGGAGTTCTAAGAGGTGCTGAAGAAAACAGAATTTCACCATCTAATGGTATAACGATAACAACCAACCAGAAGGCGCAAGGAGGCGCTGAGATAGAGTCTTTACAGTCTATTAAATACTTTGCTCCTAGGTCATATTCATCACAGTATAGAGCGGTTACGGCTAGTGATTACGAAGCAATCGTAAAACAAATTTTTCCCGATACCGAATCTGTTTCTGTGGTTGGTGGTGAAGAAATGACACCACCAAGATTTGGTGAAGTTGAAATATCAATCAAACCTAAGAATGATTATTTTATATCTGACTTTAACAAAGGAATTATTCTAAGTAGATTGAAAGATTATGCAGTTGCTGGAATTAAGCAATCTATTGTTGATCTTGAAATTCTTTCAATAGAACTCGATACTTTTGTATATTACAATGGAAGTAGAGTTTCTAGTTTGGACACTCTAAAGAGTAATGTTGTATCAACACTATCTGAATTTGCAGATTCTGAAGATCTTAATAATTTTGGTGGAAGATTTAAATATAGCAAATTATTAAATGTTATTGACGCCACTGATAGTGCAATTACTTCTAATATTACAAAAGTAAAAATTAGAAGAAATATGAGAACTATCCTGAACAATCCAGCTCAATATGAGTTGTGTTTTGGAAATCAGTTTCATGTAAATCCAGCAGGAGCAAATATCAAATCAACAGGATTTAATGTTGCAGGTATTCCTGAAATTCTGTACATGACAGATACACCAACTATGCTTCCTAATGGCACTTATGAGAGTGGTATTGTTTCATTTATTGCTATTGATGAAAATGGTGTAGCGTCTACAAAAGTTCAAAATGCTGGAGTTGTAGATTACAAAACAGGTGAGATTAATATTTTCACTATTAACATAGTTAGTACAGTGGTTGTTAATGGAATTGTAGAAGTTCAGGCATTCCCAGAAAGCAATGATGTTATTGGATTAGAAAACTTATTTGTTGAATTATCAATCGACAAAAGCACGATAAATATGGTGAAGGACACAATTACTTCTGGTGAACAAGTTTCGGGAATCGGATTCCCAGTGACTTCAAGTTACTCAAACGGCAAACTAACAAGGTAAAATGATAGAGACTGGAATTGATACGAGAGTAAAAGTTAATCAAATTATTGAAAGTCAGCTACCGTCTTATGTTTCCGTAGAAACACCAAAGGCGGTTGACTTCTTAAAGCAGTATTACAAATCACAAGATTCTCAGGGTAGCCCTGGGGATTTGATTGATAATCTTGATCAATACCTAAAGTTTGATAATATTACATCAGATATCGTCTCTGGCGTTACTACTTTGACATCAGCTGTATCAAGTAGTGATACCGTTGTTAACGTTGAATCTACTAAGGGATATCCAAATAAAGATGGTGTATTTAAGATTAATAATGAGATAATCTATTACACTGGCATTACTACAAATTCATTTACTGGATGTATTCGTGGATTTAGTGGTATTAGTAATTATTCTAATGGCGAAGTAATATTCAAAGAAACAGAAGCAGAGGCTCATACTGTCGGTATGGGTGTGACCAATCTCAGCACCCTATTCTTACGTGAATTTTTTAGAAACCTAAAGGTATTATATGCACCAGGTTTTGAAGATGAGTCTTTTGACGAAGATCTCAATATCAACAACTTAGTTAAAAATTTAAAATCATTCTACCAATCAAAGGGAACTGGAGAATCAATTAACACTCTAATTTCTATTTTATTTGGTCAACAATCAAGTGTTAGAAAACAATCAGAATTTCTATTTGAACCATCCCAAGCATCATTCAGAAGAAGACTAGTATTAGTTGCAGAAAAGGTCGGTGGTGGAAATCCACTCAATCTTTCTGGACAGACATTGTTCCAAGATGATAATGAAAATTCTACAGAAATTAATGGCGCTTCAGCTCCAATTTCTGAAGTAGAGAACACTATTAGAGGTGGAAGATCATATTATACAATCTATCTCTATCAAAGATATCAGGATCCTTCCCCTGGATTTGAAGGAACATTTTCAATAACACCACAATCAAAATGTATTGGTGACGTTCTGATTGGTGATGATGTCATTACAGTTGATAGTACAATTGGTTTCCCCAAGTCTGGTGTTTTGGTCAGTGGTACAAATACCATTACATATACTGATAAAACAATTACTCAGTTCTTAGGTTGCTCTGGAATTACTCAAAATATTCCAGCTGCGACAAGTATTAGAACTAACGACATCGTATATGGTTATACGACAGATACAAATGAAAAAGTTGAATTAAGATTAACGGGTGTAATTTCTGAATTTGATCCCCAAGAGCAAATCTATAATGCTCAGATTGGAGAAATTTATAGAACAAAATCTATTGGTGCAAATATTGATAACCCATCAAGTGAAAAAACTTATGAAGAAATCTCATTCAATTCTTGGAAGTATAATACGGCATCTAGCATAGAAGTTAACAGATTTAATGGATCTGTTTTCGTATTAGAGAGAGATTTAGATGATGCATATCTCCGTAATGGTGATAATGTTGAAATTGTTAATAGAGGTGATCGTGATGTTGTTGTAGGATTAGCTACTGTTTCTATTACTGGAAATAGAGAAGTTGTTTTATCTGGTGATGGAATTACCAACTTGGTACAGGGAAGAGGTTATGATATTAGACGAATTGTAAAAAAAGCATCAAGTTCTGGCATTGAATTAGAATATGGAAATGATAAACTAATATCAAATATTCTAAACACTTATATTACAAAAGACAAGAGTGAGATGTATGTAGCATCGAATTCTCTTCCTGATTATAACATTGATTTGAATCAAGTTGAATCTTCAATAGCAGAGGCATCTTTATCATCTGGATCTATTGAAGATTT